CGCAGGGCGGTCGCTGATGCCCATCGGTGCGGAGAACATCGGCACCGCCTACGTGCGGGTCATCGCCGACGGCAAGGACTTCGACCTCGCCGACATGCTCCGTGGGCACGAGGGCGACGGCGAGATGGCGGGTCGTCGCCTCTCCCAGAAGTACATCTCCGGCTTCACGGAGGAGTGGGAGAAGAAGCCCAACCAGACGAAACTACGGGACTCCATCTACAAGGCGATGATCTCCGGCGACGCCGCGAAGATGTTCACCGCCACCCGCAACTTCCAGAACTTCCGTGCCGGGCTCATCAACGAGTTCGGTGACATCGGCAAGCGGGCCGGGCAGAACCTGCAGAGCGAGTTGGAGGGCGGGCGGCTCGACCTGTCCGGCTTCGCGGCCCGGATGCAGAACATCAACCGTGACCTCGTCCGCGCCGAGGACCAGTTGAACCGCGAGATGCTCGCGTCCCGCAAGGCGTACTACGACGAGGCGTACGCCATGAACAGCGCCTTCGACAAGAAGCAGGCAGCCCTGCAGCGGGCCGGGGTGATGCAGGAGGTGGCGATCCTCGAAGACCGCAACCGGATGCTGCGTGAGGCGTACGCGCTGGACGCCCAGTTCAACCGGCAGCGGATCCGCCAGATGCGGGACACCATTAGCGGCAACAACGAACTGGTTCGCACCTACCGGCAGTTGCGCGCCGACATCGACCTGATGACCCGGGGCGAGATCGAGCACGGCCTGTCCGTCACGGAGACCGCGCAGCGGCTGAAGGACCTCACCACCCAGTTGCGGGGCAGCAGCATCTGGAACCGGCAGGTGGAGGCCGACGTCAAGCGCCACCACGACGCCCTGCTGCGGATGCACCCCACCCTCAACCGGTATCGGAACAGCCTCAACACCATTGCCGACGCCACCGGTGCCGCGTTCGGTCGTGGGTCCCGCAACGACTTCCTGAACTTCACCGGCTCCGTGGCCCGCAACGTGATCCGCCTCGGCGGGTCGCTGCTCAGCCTCGCTGGCTACTTCGGTGGACTGAGGAACCGGATGCTGGACGCCGGGTCCATGGTCGGCGCACTCGGGGTGGCGCTGGGCGACATCCGGAAGTTCGCGCTCCTCGGGATCGGCGGGCTCACCGGGCTGTTCGGCATCATCGGCCCCCTCACCTCCGTCCTCTCCGGGCTGGGCGGCATGATCCTCGCGGTCGCCTCCACGATGGGCGGGGCCCTGCTGGGTGCGGCGTCGTCGCTGGGCTCCGTGCTGGCGTTCGGCCTCGGCGGCGGTGCGGCCATCGCGTCCACCGCCTTCGTGCCCCTGCTGGCCGGGATCGGTGTCCTGACACTGGCGATCAAGAACGCCGACAAGGAGACCAAGGCGGCGTTCAAGTCCATCGGTGAGGGCTTCTCCGGTCTGGGTGAGACGGCTGCCGACTCCACGTTCGCGAACATCGACGAGCAGGCCCGCCGGTTCAAGGAGATCATCGGTGACCTGTCGCCGCTGGTACGCGGCGTCGGTAGGGCGATCTCCAACGTCGGTGACAACTGGCTCGACATGATGGAGGGTCCCGGGTTTGCCCAGTTCCGCCGCGCCTTGGAGGACTACCTGCCCGGTGCGGTCGAGGCCCTCGGTACCGCTGTCGGGAACCTCGCCGGTGGGCTGGCCGGGCTGTTCCGTGCCGCCATCCCCGAGTCCCAGTCCTTCCTCGGCTGGCTGCAGCGCATCACCGGCGACTTCAACAAGTTCGCCAACAGCGCCGCCGGTCAGACGGAACTGAAGGCGTTCTTCGCCCGTGCCGCCGACTCTGCTGCCGACCTCGGCGGGTTCGTGCTGGCCCTCACCGGGCTGCTCGCCGAACTGTTCGATCAGGCCAACCAGCCCGGCGACCGACTCTTCGCGTCCATGACCAACGGGTTGAAGGGATGGACCGACGCCCTCAACGAGAACCCCGACATCATGCAGGGCTGGATCGAGTCGATGGAGAACTTCGGCGACTTCGTCGGCTCCGCCCGCGACCTGCTCCTCGAACTCCTCGCCGCCGGTCAGGAGGTCGGCGACTCCCTGTTCGCGTCCATGTCGGACGCCATCGACGGCTGGGTGGCGACCCTGCGCGCCAACCCCGACATCCTCAGCGGCTGGTACGACTCCGCCGCCTCGTTCGCCCGGGTGCTGGGTGACGTCACCGTCGGCTTCGCCAAGATATTCGACGCCCTCGACAACGACTTCTCGCGGGGCGTCCTCATCGGAGTGTTCGAGGCGCTGGCCGGGGCCATCGACTTGTTCGCCGGGTCGCTGGAGGTGGTCGCGTCCCTCTTCGGTGACGCCTCCAGCGCGGTGCAGGGCTTCGCTGGTCAGGCCGCTGGCGCTGCCGTCGCGTTCGGGATCCTCAACAAGGCGATGGGTGCGGGCATCATCACCACCCTCGGCGCGTTCATCACGAACCTCCGCAACGCGGAGACCCGGATGGGCGCACTGGGTGGCGTGGCGCGGGGGGCGGCTGGTGCCGGTGGCCTGCTCGCGTTCGCACAGGGGGCCAGCACCAGCAACGAGGCTGCCGGGATTCTCCTGCAGACCCTCGGCGGGGCAGGCACCGGGTTCGCGCTCGGCGGTCCGTGGGGTGCCCTCATCGGCGGTGCTGCGGGTCTGGCACTGGGCGTGTTCGGGGACAGCGCGAAGGACGCCGGGAAGGACGCGGCCACCGCCACCCCGCAGGTCGCCGACTTCGCCTCCACGCTCGACAAGGTCACCGGCGCGGCGACAGCGGCGACCCGGGAACTGGTCCTGCTCGAACTGCAGGAGGCCGGAGTCGTCACCACGGCCAACCAGTTGGGCATCGCCACCCGTGACCTCGTCTCGGCTGCGCTCGGACACAAGGGCGCGTCGAAGTCGGTGTCCGACGCCCTCGAACGGCAGCAGCAGAAGGAGTTCGAGTTGGCGATGTCGGGCAAGGACCTGACGGACAAGCAGAAGGACCTCAACGCCGCGACCACGGACCTGCGGGCCAAGTTGTTCGGGACCACGAAGGAGTTTGCCGACCAGCGGCGCGAGGTGCAGTTGAACGCCGGTGCCACCGCCGGTCTCAGCGAGATCCTGAAGGGCTTCCGCGACAGCGTGCGGGGTGGGATCAAGGCGGAGATCAAGACGAACGCGCCGGTGGTCTACGGCGACTTCTCGGCCCTGATCCGGCAGTTCGGTCTGGTGCCGAAGGAGGTCCGGACCCTTGTCCGGAACTTCGGGTCGGAACTCAGCAAGAAGCAGATCAACGAACTGATCCGGCTGGCCGATGACTTGGGTGGCAAGAAGCCCACCCCGAGGATCAACATCGACAAGTCGGCAGCGGACGCACGCCTTGCCATCCTGAACAGGGACCTGACGGCGGTGGGGAACAAGATCGCGACCCCGAAGGTCACGGTGGACGCATCGTCGGCGCTGCAGTCGTTCCGCGAGGTCGACCAGTACATGTCCGCGCTGAACGGGCGCGTGGCGACCACCTACGTCAACACGGTCCGCACCGTCACCGGCCCGCAGGGGGGCGCGATCACCGGACAGACCGCTGCCGGTGGCATCTTCGACGGACTGCAGAGGCGGATCATCGCCGAGTCGGGTCCGGAGGCCGTGGTGCCGCTGGCCCGCAACCTGTCTCAGGTGGACCCGTCGGTGCGCGCACTATCCGCCATCGCGCAGGGGAAGATGTCGATCACCACCGCCACGGCACCGGCAGGCAAGACCATCTCCGCCGACGGCTGGACGATCATCTCGAACTCGGCGAACCCCGAAGTCGTGGCCCGTGAGACGTTCGACCGCCTCGCTGCGGCTGGGTACTAGGAGGGGTCATGGCTTTTGACGGGTGGTACCAGTTCGACGGCAGCGAGATCATCAACGTGTCCCGCACCGAGCAGTACGCACGCAACCTCGGCATCGCGTGGCTGCGACCCCAGTACAAGAACGCCTCGCTGGGCGTGATGCTCGGCGACGGCGGTCGCTACCGCACCCCGCTGCTCGACAACGCCCCGTGGCTGGACGAGGACGCGGAGGAGTCGCAGGACTTCCTCGGCCTGTACCCGCTGGCGATTGACGGGGTCGAGTCCGCGACACGGCAGGCCAGCGTGATCGAGTCCATCGGCAACGGCGGCGCGGTCATCGGCGTCCGTCACGGCACGAAGACGATGGTGTTCTCCGGGGCCCTGTGTGCGACGTCGGAGGATGGTGCCGAGTACGGGCTGCGGTGGCTGAAGCAGGTGCTCAACGGCTCCCCGTGCGGTGGGGGCGGTGGGAACGACTGCTCCGGCGGGACGCTGTGCTACCTGACCGCCGAGCCGCAGATGGACCTCGGCTCCGCCGACTGGTCGAGCCTGTTCAGCCCCAACTACGGCGACGACTGGTACAGCGAGGGTCTGTACGGACTGGGAATGTCCCCCGCAGACTGCCTGACGCCGCTGCAGCGGTCCTTGTACAACACCACGGTCACTCAGGGGCCCACGGTCACTGCGAAGCGCCGTATGAGCGACGGGGGTGCCGTCTGGACGGTCTCCTTCACCGCCGTGGCAGCCAACCCGTACGAGTTCGGGTCCGAGGTGGCGATCATTGAGGGGTTCATGCACCCCGTCAACAACCCGTTCGTCCCCGGCATCGAGGGTGGGACGTTCACCGTCGGCCCGTACGTGGTGGATGAGCCCGACTGCCCGGTGGCGGTGTACCGGCCCGTCTACGACCCGCTGTGCCCGGCCCTGATTCCCCCGCCGCTGCCCGCGTCGGTGGCGATGGGGTGCTTCACCCAGCCGCAGAACTGGTACCGCCGCCACATCACCATCCCCGAGCAGTACATCCCCCTGTGGGGCGACCTCGTGCCCCGCATCGAGATGCATGCCGGGCAGGAGGAGGTGCGCGCCCTGCGACTGCGGTTCTACGCCGACCCGTACAACCTTGGCGACCCCAACACCGACCCGTGCGGGTTCTGCGGAGACATACTTATCTCCTACATCCCCGCGAACTCCACGATGGTGTTCGACGGGGTCGAGCAGGCTGTATACGTGCAGTACCCGGGCACCGAGCGACAGCGTGCCGACTCGCTGGTCTTCAAGACCGACGGCACCCCGTTCGAGTGGCCCATCCTGTCGTGCGGCATGGCCTACGTCGTCACGTTCGACATGCCCCAGACCCAAGAGCCCCCACTGATCGACCTGTCCCTGACGCCCCGGGTGCTCTGATGCCCGAGGAAACCTACAACACCCCCGGGGTGCACATCTTCGTCGTCCCCGACGGCGTCGATGCGCTCCACCTCAACATCAAGGGTGCCGGTTCGGGTGGCCGTCAGGGTGGGCGTGTCGTTGGGGCCACCTCCGTCGCGGGTGGCAACCACGTCTACGTCTGCGTCGGCGAGCAGGGCAAGTACCACTCGGGCCGCAACCCCGGCGACGAGACCTTCGGCAGCGGTGGTGCTGGCGGGCGAGGCAGGGGCACCGGCAATGGTGGCGACTCCGGTGGCGGTGCCTCATGGGTCAGCCTCCACGGAGCCCTCTCCGACATTCGTGGTCTGGCAGGCGGGGCGGGCGGCAACTCAGGCGACGGTGCCAACGGTGGTGAAGGTGGGGCCAGCACGGGTGGTCCGGGCGTCAAGGGTCCCGGCAGCGGCGACGGGGCGAACGCTCTCGGTGGTACCCAGAACAGCCCCGGCACGGGCGGCAACAACCCCAACGCCCCCGGGACGTACGACGGTGGCAACGCTGTCGGCGGCGTGCTCGGTCGTGGTGGTCGAGGCGGCTCCGTCGACGGAGGAGCGTCACACGGCGGTGGTGGTGGTGGCGGTGGCTGGTACTCCGGCGGTGGTGGTAACGCGTCCGGCGGCAACCGTCCAGCAGGCTCCGGTGCCGGTGGCTCCAACTTCAACGGAGGACTCCACGGCTCAGACAAGGACACCATCCGAGGCGGCGGGCCCACCGGCAATGGCGAGGTCGTCATCTCGTGGACGTCCCCTCCGCCACCGAACCTGCCCCCACCCCCGCCGTCCGACCTGAAGGTCAACGGCATCGACCTCGGCTCCGACACCGCCACACAGGCGATGACGGAGGTCACCTTCACGGCCAACCTCGCCAACCCCGACGGGCGCGAGTACGTGATGATGGTGGTGCGGCTGGTCCCCGCCGACACGGACCCCACCACGCAGGAGTGGAACTTCGACCGGTACTGGCAGGTGTACTCGGAGTGGGCCCTCAGTGTCGCCGACGGCAGTGACGCCCGTCCCGTCTCGGCGATCGTGACCGGCCTGCAGCCGAACACCAAGTATTACGTCCGCGCCTACGCGATGGACTCGACCGGGCTGTGGTCGCAGTACACCGGCTCAGACCCGACCGTCACGGACGGCGGGTGGACCGGCGGGTCGTTCTGGACCAACCGGCCACCCCAGCGCCCGGAACTCCTCACCCCCAGCGACAACGCCTCGTTCGAGGTCATCGACAACATCTTCTTCTCGTGGACCCCGCTCGACGAGGACGAGAACGACTCACAGACCGCATGGGAGATCCGCACCCGTCGGCTCACCCGACCCCACGAGACGGTCCGCTCCGACTGGCTCCCGCTGGCAGGGGCGGAGAACAACGCCACCTCGTACACCACCGGGGCCGTCAACTTCACCGGCAACCAGTTCTACATGTGGTCCGTCCGCACCCGCGACAACGCCGGGGTGTGGTCGGAGTGGTCCAGCCCTCGGTCGCTCTTCGTGGAAGCCGCCACCATCCCCCCGGTGCCCCTGTCCCCCGCCAAGGACGGCGCAGTAGTGGCAGGCGACACGTCCGTGTTCACGTGGGACTTCCGCGACCCGGTGTCCGGCGGCACGCAGGTCCGGGCCGACATCCGCTACCGGGTGGTGGGCACTGAGGACTGGGTGACGTTCTACGGCGACGGGGTCGTGCCGGGCAGCGTTAACCAATGGCTGTTCCCGCTGAACACGTTCATCGTGGGCTACCACTACGAGTGGGCGGTTCGCACCACCAGCACCGCCCTGCTCACCTCCGACTGGTCCGGGGTGGAGACCTTCTGGGCCACCCAGAAGGTCGGTCAGGATCTGGTGTCGACGCAGATCGACCCGAGCAACGAGGTGATGCAGCCGCCGCTCGGGTGTGGGGTGAACCGGGTGTTCATCTACGACCGTGGAGGCGAGGTGATGCGGGGCGAGATCACCGGCATCGCGACCCTGCGGTACGGGCGGAAGCGCGACGACATCTCCCAGTGCGACATCATCATCAACGACTTCTCCAAGGACTGCGGGGCGCTGCTCTCCGACCTGCGGACGTGGATGCACGAGATCGTGGTGTTCCGCGACGGCAAGCGGGTCTGGGAGGGCCCGGTCACCCGCATCACGGACAGGCCCGGCCAGTACGAGATTGAGGCCAAGGACGTCATGGTCTACCTGTACCGGCGGATCATGCGGCAGGGGTACAACGACACCTACCGCAAGGTGAACGGGGTCGCCACCCGTGGCGTGTCGGTGGTGCACCGGGCGATGGTCATCTCCATGAACGCGCTGGCCTACGACGACCCGAACGTCCTGCCGTGGCTCACCGAGGTGACCTCCACCAGCGACGCCCGCCAGATGCGCGCCGTGCCCGACTACTCCAAGACGGCGTGGGAGGAGATCGACGACCTTGCCGCCACGGCGGGGCTGGACTACACGGTCGCCGGTCGGCGGATCATCTACTGGGACACCCACCGCGCCATCGGTCGCCTGCCGGAGATGCGGGACGAGCACTTCTCCGAGCCGGTCCACATCACCGAGTACGGGATGCAGTTGGCGAACTTCTACGCCGTCACCAACAACGATGGCACCTACGGCGTGGCGTTCCGTGGACTCAATCCCGGCGACGGGAACACGTACTCCTCCTCCGATCAGGAGGACCAGCGGTACGACGTCTTCGACCACGCAGGAAACCCGATCCCCCCGCACTACGGGTGGGTCGAGCAGTTGGTGTCGGCATACGGCGAGGCCGAGGGTGACGAGAAGGAGGTGCTCAGCGAGGAGGCGAAGATCGAGTTGGAGGAGACCCTCCGCAAGCAGGCGGTGCGCGGGATCGCCGCCCGCTGGCCCGCCCCCGTCGTGGTGCGAGTGCCCGACAACTCCCACATCATGCCGGACGTGAACATCGGGTTCGACCAGTTGGTGCCCGGGGTGTGGATCCCGGTCCGGTCCAGCAGCCGCCACCGCTCCATCGCCCAGTGGCAGAAGTTGGACTCCGTCACGGTGGAGCAGACCTCCGCCGGGGAGCGGATCATGGTGACCATGTCGCCTGCGCCGAACGGTGGGCAGGACCCCGACGCCGACTCCGCAGCCTTGGAGGCGTGATGACCAACAACCACCGCATCGTGGGTGGCGCGGACGACTGGATGCGCGACGTGGAGCGGCGCATCGGGCGGCAGGAGCGCCGACCGGCAGCAGCCAGCCTGAACGCCCGGTTCGGTCCGGCTGTCGGCCAGCGCGCGCTGAAGGTCGCCGACTGGAACGACCCGGAGATGCTCAGCAACGGCTGGTACAGCGCAGACACCTTCTCCATCAACTCACCCGACCCCGACTACCGGTGGCTGGGGACCTGCATCGTCGACCCGTACGGGAGGGGGGTGCAGGAGTTGTGGTCCCACGGGCACACGGTCACCGTCGGCGCTGTCCGCGAGTTCGACTGGCCCGAGACCGACCTGCTCCCCACGTTCACGCAGTGGCAGATCCTGCGTGATGACACCGACTACATCACGGCCACCCTCGGCAACAGTTTTACCCACTTCGACATGGGCGATCACGGACCGGTCTGGTACGCCCGCGTCGACGGCTGGGTGAGCATGGGCGGTCTGGCAAACAACACCGTCGCGACTGCCTCTCCGGCGTTCGTCATGCCACAGGGGTTTCGGCCATACCGCATCCATATCGCTACGGCACAGACTTCGGGAGGACCGAAGCGGCTGGATGTGCGGCGAGACGGGACGGTCCAGTGGATCGACGGCTGCGCGATTGGTTGGAATAGTTTCACCGTGCCGCCGTACCGCGCATATTCCTAGTACCGGGCGTGGTGTACTGGTCGACAGCAGGACGGCCACCCGGGTTTAGTCACTAAACCCAAGGGCGGAGCCCAGACGTAGGAGGAGACGGTATGGCGAAGTGTGGGTGCACCACCAGCCGGTGCTCGTGCCATCTGGCAGCCGGGAGCGGCATCGTCATCACCGGCACCGGGACGGACTCCAACCCCTACGTCATCTCCACCGACGGCTCCGGCACGTACATCGACGTCGTCGACACCTCGACCGTGAACCTCACCATCACCGGCGATGGCTCCATCGACACGCCGTACATCATCACCGGTGTCGCGTCCCCTCCGCCCGCAGTGGTGAACATCCAGAACTTCACCTCCACCGGCACATGGACGAAGCCCGCCAGCATCGGCACCGTGCTCGTCAATCTCCACGGCGCAGGCGGTGGTGGTGGCGGTGGTGGCTCAGGCTCCGGTCGGCTCGGTGGCCTCGGCGGAGGTGGTGGTGGGATGATCGAGGTCCTCTTCGCCGCCTCAGCAGTCGCCACAGGCACTGTGACCATCGGCGCTGGTGGCACAGCCGGTGCCTCTGTGGCTGCCACCAACAGCGGAGGCAACGGTGGCGCAGGCGGCAACACCTCGTTCAGCACCTACGTGATCGCAGCCGGGGGTGCGGGTGGCCTCGGCGGAACCGCCGGTGTCGTCACCACGGGGACGCTCGGCGGCGGCGGGACTGTCGTCGGTGGAGTGGGGGGCGGGAACCTCTCCACCGCCACGCCCCCGCAGCCGATCCCCGGTGGGACCGGTGGCGGGGGGGCCGGGAGCAAGACGCCCTACGCTGGCGGCACCGGAGGCACCTCGTCCATGCGCGTCACGGCCAGCGGTGGCGTGGGCGGCGTCAGTGGTGGCGGTGGTGGTGGCGCAGGCACCGCAGCGACGGGAACTCCTCTGGTGGGTGCCACAGGTGGTGGCGGTGGTGGTGGCGCAGCAGGCTCCGGCGACGGTGGCGTGGGTGGCGTGGGTGGCGCAGGCGGTGGCGGTGGTGGCGGCGGTGGGGCCTCCGAGACCGGCACGTCGGGTGCTGGTGGCGTGGGTGGCGCAGGCCGAGCAACGATCCTGTCGTGGTGATCGACCATGCCTAGATGCGGATGCGTCGACAACGTGTGCACGTGCGGCATCGTCGGAGGCCGGGGGGTATTCCTCAGCGGCACCGGCAACGAGAACAACCCTCTCCTCATCGATAGCGAGAGTGTCGCCTACTTCCAGCGTCAGGCCGGGAGCGGGGCAGAGGTCTCGGTCTCCGGGTCCGGTGTCCCCGAGGACCCGTACCTTGTGGCTGCCGACCTGTCGTACGTCGGCAGCCACCCTGTCACCACCGAGTACATCGTCCCCGGGGTCTACACGTGGACCAAGCCCGTGGGTGTCGAACTGGTGAAGGTCACCACCATCGGCGGCGGCGCGGGTGGCATGGCTGGCGAGTACGCCGCCGCCGGGCTGGGCGGGATAGGCGGTGCAGGTGGCGGCTGGACGTCACGCATCGTCCGACTGGACCCCACGGTCACCCATGCCCTCGTCGAGGTGGGGACCGGCGGCAACGGCGGGGTCGCGGTTCCCGGGTCGCAGCCGGTCGGGAACTCCGGCGGCAACACTGTCGTCAACTTCCGCAACGCCGCCAATGTGAGCCTCGACCTTGTGGCCGTCGCTGGGGGTGGCCCTTCGGCCCTCTGGGGCGGCGGGATGCAGCCGGGGCAGTACCTGTACTCCCAGCAGATCCCACCCCACAACACCTACAGCGGCGCAGCGGGTGGCGGTGGCGGGCAGTTCATCTCGTCGACGACCCGCGTGAACCTGATCCCGAACCCGTCGTTCGAGGTCGACACGGGCGGGTGGGCTCTCTGGTACGCAGGCTCCACCGGTGTCCGGTCGGCGGCTCAGGCAGCCAACGGTGGCTACTCCTACGCGATGACTCCGTCGACAGGAAGTGTCGACGCCTTCTTCGGGACGCCGGAGGGGCAGTACATCAACGTCATTCCCAACCAGACCTACACGGCGCAGATCAAGACGAAGGCCACCACCGGATCTGCCCGGGTCCCCGACTGTTTCGTCTCCTTCTACAACGGCGGGGTGTGGGCAGGGGAGCAGATCATGCAGATGACGAACGCTTCCAACAACTCGACGTTCACTCAGCACGCACGGGCCTTCACCGCGACGGACGCTGGTCAGGTGAGGATCGGGTTTGGCTACCATCAGGCATACGGAGCAGGGGTGACCCCCACGGATGTCCGCTACTGGGATTCGGCGATGCTGACTCTCGGGAACTGGACAGGGATGGGTGGGCTGCCGTACTTCGACGGCTCCACCCCGAACGTCAACACCCCCAGTGAGGTGTCCACGTACACGTGGGGAGGCACCGCCCACCAGTCGGCGTCCACCAGCGTGGTCAATCTGTACGTCCCCTCCCGTCCGGGGGGTATCCACTCCCCCCTCTACGACGGCACCACTGGCGTCCTGAGGGCCGGTGGGGATGGTGGCGCTGGGGCAGCCCCCGGACACATCGGCATCAACGGCTACAACTTCGGCGGCGGCGGCGGTGGTGGCGGCGGGGGGACCTCCACCGTCTCCGGCGGCAATGGCGGCAAGGGTGCTGGCGGCGTAGTCGTCATCACCGCACTCTGAGAGGACGAGAACATGGCTAGATGCTGCGGCAACAGTTGCTCCTGCAAGATCGAAGCGGGCAGCAGGATCACGATCACGGGCATCGGCTCCTCCGGCGACCCCTTCGTCATCAACTCCGACACCACGTTGGAGGTGGTCGACACCAGTCAGTTCAACCTCGTCCTCAACGGTGCCGGTACCACTGCGTCCCCGTGGTCACTGCAGGCGTTCTACGCGTCCACCGCCACACTGCGGACCATCCCCGACGTGTCCGCCGCCTCCAACCCCACCAACGGGCACGTGCTGGGCTGGGACACCACCCTGCAGAAGTGGACCCCCCGGGCCCCCACCACTGCCGCGTCGGGCAGCGTGCAGCACGACACGTCCCTGTCGGGTGACGGCTCCGGCGGCTCCCCTCTGCAGATCGTGGAGGCCACCAACGGCTACCTCGAAACCGTGGCTGGTGGTGTGCAGATCACCACGGCGGGCAAGAACCAGATGGTCCGCAAGTTCGCCAACGAGGCGGCGCGCACCGCAGCATCTCCTGCGCCCACCACGAACACCCTCTCCGCACTCGACACGGTGCCCGGGGTGGTCGACTACTGGACCGGTTCCCAGTGGCTGCCGGTGAAGGGTGCCGTGTCGGTCGATGCGGTGGATGCCCAGTTGCTGTCCCTGTCGGGGGCGTACGCGGCGAACCTGCCGGTCACGATGCTGGTGCGTCAGTTCACCGGGGTGACCTCTCCGGAGGGGATCCTGACCATTATTCCGAACGCCCTGATCTCCACGCGTGCGGGAGTCCTGTCGGTTAACGTGACAGTGACGGGAGTACAGCCGTACCTGCCGACCGTCATCCCTTCTACTACGAGGATCGACCTGCTCGCACGACGTATCGACGATGGGGCCGTGCTGGCGGGACAGAGCATCACAGGTCAGGTCACCGCATACGTCTACTGAGGGGGGCCTCATGTTCGCGGTACTCATCGCGGCGGGCGTAGGGGTGCTGTCTGCACCCCTAGCGATAGCCGCCGCCGCAGGCGAGATGCCCGAGTTGTGGGGCGTCCCTCTCGTCGGATTCACCGCGCCTACCCTACTTGGGATAGCAATCCTGATGGTGTTGACGGGTAGATTGGTTCCGAGAAGTACATACGACGACAAGGCGGAAGAGGCCAACAAGTGGCAAGCAGCCCACAAGGTGTCGGAGGAGGCACGGCTGTCGCAGACCCGCCAGATGGACGCCGTCATGGAAGTGGGAGAAACCGTCAAGAACGTCCTGACCGCACTGGAACGAGTGCGACTGGACGAGGAGCCCCGATGAGGCGGTGGCGTATGTGGTTGAGCAAGCGGAGGCCAGATCCCGTCGACCACACTGAGTCCGAACTCGCTCTCGTGCGGGCGATAACGGAGAAGGAACGAATCGACTCGCAGTGGGGCAAAGTCCTCACATTGACAGCCACGCTGCGTACTCTGAGGGAGAAGAATCACTTCATCGAGGGGTTCAAGAAGACCTTGTAGGGGGGGCACATGGCCGAGGGGATCCTCATCGCGCTCTTCGCAGTCGCGACCTTCTTCGCGACCGCCTTCCCTGTCGGCTACCTCCTGTTGCCGTGGCACTCCACACCGCAGGGCCGGGCCATCATGAACTTCGCGGCCAGCAAGGCGCTCATGATGAACGTGCTCCTGCTGTTCACGTTCTGGCAGCCCGAGTCGTACTGGGTCGAGTGGGGCATCCTGTTCGTGGCCGTGTCTCTGCTCGCCATCACGGCCACCTACCGGACGATGGTGCTGGTCCACGACATCCGGTCCCACTGGACGCCACCGCCTCCCGCCGACCCGGTGAGCACCGACCTGTCGGGCACCCCCGAGGAGGCATGACGAAGCCCCCCAACCCGTGAAGGGCTGGGGGGCTTCGGTGTGTCAGGACTTGGCGGCGTCGGCGGCTACCTCGGCGGCAGCCTCCAACGGGTACGGGTTCTTCTGGTCGGCCACCGAGGACTGGGTGGAGAACTCCACCGTCAACTGGTCCTTGTGCCAGTGCGACCCCACGATGCGGTCGTCTTCGAGGTGGTCGAGGATCGGCTCCAGCCACTTCGAGGTGGCCTTGTCGAACGTGATGGTGCGGGAGACGTCGAGCCCGTCAGGCTCTCCCGCCTCGTACTTCGCGGACTTGCGGAGCGCCTTGACCTGCTCGGTGAAGGTCCTCGCTCCGTAGGGCAGGCGTGGCATGGTTCCTCCTGAGGTAGTGACTGGGTCTCACCATAGTTGGGCTTGGCCCTCATGAGCAGGACCTTCGTCGTTGAGACGGTGGGTGATCTCGTCGGCCAACTTCTGCCACAGGGCGGCAGTGTCGGGGTCGCCGTGCTCGGTCTCGATCTGGGCCATCCGCTGGTAGTAGTCCCGCATCTGCTTCAACGACGGATCGGACCTGCGGATGTAGGCCCGGGTCTTCTCCACCTCCGCCATGTGGGTCATGCCTATCTCCTCCGCAGCCTGCGCGCTGGCGCTCGCACCGTTGGCACGCCAGCGGCAGGTGCAGGTAGCCCACCACTCCCCGCTCTTGGTGGGCACCACGGAACAGAAGTGCTTACCCACCGGCGATCTCCGTCGCGGTGTCCTCGTCCAGCCCGGTGATGAGGACCGGGCCGAAGCACAGGAGGTGCAGCCCGGTGAGGTTCACGATGGCCTGACGGGCTGTCGGGTTCACCGGCATCGCAGGGTCGACCCCCATCCATGCCGAGAAGTCGGTGACCTCGTCCTTCAGGTTCACACAGACGACGTCACCTTCTGCGCCGTGCTCACGCAGCGTCGGCTCCGCCGCCACTGTGAAGCCGGTGAGCCTGCTCGCCCTTCCGTCGGGCTCGATCAGTACCGCTGGCATTGGTTGCTCCTTCGGTGAGTCGGATGTACTCGGGGTCTGCGTCGATGCAGTCACGACACAGGTTGCGGACCCTGCGCCTGTCGATGATGCGCTGTCGGCCACAACGGTCGCAGTGCTGCGGGATACCTCGTGTCATGCCACCTGCTTCCACGCGTGGGCGCAGGCCACCCGGCCACCGTCGTGGATCAGCAGTGACGAGTCGTGGGTCCGGCACCACCTGTCGCGGATGTCGCACCCGGCGCTGGTCATGGCCTTGTTCAGTTCCCTCACCGTGGGCAGTCCCTTCGGGTTGGGCAGTCGCTTCCTCATCTCTTGATCTCCTTCACATCGAGTCGGTCGTACGCCCGACGGGTGCCGGGCTGGATGGGAGTCTCGTTCACGTGCACCCACCTCACCGAGTGCGTCGAGGTGAACCCCTCGATCCCTTTCAGGTTGGACTGGGCCTCCGCCTTCATCTTCCGGGCACGGGCCTCCAGCGCACGAGCCTCGGTGAGCAGGTCCACGGAGGTCAGCACCGTCTTGTCGGTGAGCAGGCCCTCCACGTCCGTGTCACGGCCACGGCAGGGCACGAAGAACCCGCACGTCACGGCGCACATCTCACGGGGCGGCTGCTTCTCCGCCTCCTCGCCGTTCAGGTAGGCGTACACCACGCCGTCCAGCCACTCCGCTGCGTGCCGCACGTACTCCTCGTTGTACGGCTCGATCTGCACGTGCACCCGCTTCTCCTGACCGGAGCGGTCGATCCACACGTTGCCGACCTTCACGTCCTCCAACGCAATGTCGTCGTCGAACAAGCCCTTCATCCACGCGCCCCTCGCGTAGCAGTGGCGCTGGTACTGCTGGTTGTCGGAGGGGCCGGTGCGCTCAATGGTGTCCAACCCGAACTTCGTCTTCCCGTCGAGGAGCAGGCCCTCACTGGGGAGGATGATGTCGGGGTGGCCGGTGAGGGTGTAGGTCCGCTCCTCACCTTCAAGGACGACCTCCACCTCGGACTGGATGATCGCGTCGGGATTCTTCTTCAGCACCGCCTCCTCGAACCCGTCACCGATGACGGTGCCCAGCCATGCCGTCAGCAGGTCCTCATCTTCGGGGACCTGCTGGTCGAGCATCCGCCGCGACTTCTCCGCGCACCACCCGAGGTCGGAGACCCCGAAGCGGAAGTCGGCGGACTGCAGGCTCCGCTCGCTGTACCTCGATGCCTCTTGGATGGCGGCGTACGCCCACTCCGCGACCTGTGCTTCGTACTCGTTCACTACTTCTCCTTCATGGGGAGGCGGGTTGGGTCGCCTAGTCGTTCGAGGGCAGCGTCAGCCTCAACAGTGGTGGCGCGGTGTGCGCCGCACATGCAGACCTCCAAGTTGCCGAGGGTGTGCCAGTCATGCTCGTGGTCGTTCATGCCGCTCCTAGGGTTTAGTGACTAAACCGCTGGACCGGAGGCGGGGGGCACTCCGATCCAGCGGCGTTCTCAGGCAGACGCGGTGATCTTGTCGTGCACCTCGCGCACTGCCACCATCTGCTCCTCCGTCAGCGCCTCGACGGGGGTCCGTCCGACGAACTCGTCGTACTGGTCGAGGGCCTCCACGAGGCGCGGGTAGAGGACGTCCCTGACGTACGTGCGGCGCATGAAGAACGGGGGAAGGAGCCCGTACATCGTCACGCTGAGGCCGTCGAGTGCCGTGTGGACCCGACCCCGGACCGACACCGGCCTGTGGTGTCCGACGCAGTTCGGGGGGTGGGTGACTGAGCAGGTCCCGTCCAGCAGGTGGGCCAGCCCGAAGATGCCAGCGGGGTCCACGTCCATGCAGTGATCGCGTGCCTCCTTGTAGAGGACCTCGGCCAGCATCTCGTCAAACTCCGGGTTCTGGCCGAGGCCGATGAGACGCGGCATCAGAGGCAGCATGAGCCGCGACCGGTCCTCGTCGGGGATGTAGTCGTTGACGTACGCCGCGAACGAGGCGAGGGAGAGGGGAGTGCAGTCCGGCACGTCGGACCACTCGCCGCCGGTGATGAACGAGACATACTCCATCACGCACGCCCCTTCCTCGGGGGCCTTGTGCGCCCCCGATCCGAGGACGGGCATGAAGTCTGGTGTGGTTTCCATTGGGTTGCTCCTTGTTGTGGGTGGGTTATGCGCCGAGTTCCGTGACGTAGGGGGCGAGACCGACCTCGGCCAGTTCGGGTCGCCGTTGGACCAGTTGGGTGAGGGAGGTGATCCAGTCCTCCCGGTGACGGTATTCGCGTGCGCGCTGTGCCACTAGACCTCGCCTCGCACGATCTGCTCGACGACGGTCTTGCTGATCCACCGCCCGTCGTCCGCTGCGAGTTCGGTGAGGATGCGTTCCCGCTCCTCCTGCACTGCGGCCTTGGAC